CGCACTTACTGAAGCTGAAATGGATGTTTTGATTGTGTATAACCAACATGACGTTAAAGAAACATTGAAATTTTTTAACCATTCGCTAGAACAGATTCGGTTTAGGCAACAGCTTACTGAGAAATATAATCGTGATTTCATGAATCATAATGATACTAAAATTGGTAAAGACTATTTTATTATGGAATTAGAGAAATCTAAGATTCCTGTATACATTATGAAGAATGGTAAACGTGCAATGAATCAGAGTAAAAGATCAGTCATTAAAATTAATGAATGTTTATTCAAATATTATGATTTCAAACGACCAGAGTTTATTGCAGTGTTAGAGTGGTTTAAGAAACAAAATATTACAGAAACAAAAGGTGTGTTCTCTGATATTGAAGAATATCTGCTTGGTGATGTAGCAAAGTATGCTGTTCTTACAGAAAAACGTAAAAAGTTTAAAGGTAAACCATCTGAAAGAGATGTTGCTGAATTTAAAAAACAACATCCCCTTGGGTGGATTGAGGAAGAAGAACTAAAAGCAATGGAATGGTTATTTGACGAACAGGGAAATCATGTACTTGAATATCCGTTAGACGAAGATGGAAATCCTGATATTCTGAAGAAACCAAAGAAGGTGAGGGTTGCTAAGAAATCATATTGGGGATGTTGGAAAGTTGCTGATACCCTGAATGTAGTTGTAGACGGATTTAGATTTGATTTTGGTACAGGTGGTATTCATGGTAGTCTAGAAAATAAAATTGCCAGAAGTACACGCAAATATAATTTAATTGATGCCGATGTTAGTTCAATGTATCCAAATATTGCTATTGCAAATCGAGTGTATCCAGAACATTTGACAGAAAGATTCTGTGATATTTATGAAGATGTCTATAAGCAACGTAAAAGTTTTGCAAAAGGCACTGCTGAAAATGCAATGTTAAAACTAGCATTGAACGGAGTATATGGCGATTCAAATAATCAATATTCAGTATTTTATGATCCAAAATACACAATGAGTATTACTATTAACGGGCAGTTATCATTGTGTCTACTTGCAGAAAAATTATTGGATATTCCACAGTTAAAGATTATTCAAGTCAATACTGATGGTGTTACTGTAGCTGTTCCTGTCGGTATGGAAACTGAGTATTATAATATTTGTGATGAGTGGCAGAAACAAGTAGGTTTGCAATTAGAATATGCTGAATATTCAAAAATGTACATTCGTGATGTAAATAACTATATTGCATTATATACAAACGGTAAAGTCAAACGTAAAGGAGCATATCAATATGAGGACTTAGGATGGCATCAAAACCATTCAGCATTGGTTATCCCAAAAGCTGCTGAAGCTGCTATGCTTCATGGTAAAGATATTGCTGAATTTGTATTGGAGCATTCTAAAAATCCTGATAATAAATGGGATTTCATGTTGCGTACCAAAGTACCACGTTCTAGTAAACTTGTGCTTGTACAAGGTGAGGAAGAAACTGTTCTACAAAACATTTGTAGGTATTACCCTTGCAAAGATGGTGGTAAGCTTGTAAAGATTATGCCCCCACTAGAAGGACAAGAGGAATGGCGTAGAATGGGCATTGATACATCGTGGAATGTTGTACCTTGTAATAATATGGATAATTTTGACATTGACAAGATTGACATTGATTATTATGTAGAGGAAGCTAGTAAACTATTGATTGGAGCTGATGTTGGATAATTACCTAGATTTCTCAGATTGGAATGTATTCTCTCCGGCAGATGCACAATACTTGTATGATGATAGCCCTGTTTGTAATGGTGGGTATCGCAGAAAGGTGCCTTCTGTATTTTGGATTGAACGTTGTGGTATAACACATGAACAAATTAAAGATATCCGTGATAAAATAGCTTCAGGAGTATCTTGTAGAAGTATTGTTCACGATACAACAATTCCATTAAACATTATTCAGTGGATACGGGATGGTAATCATCCTGATTTCCCTGAGAAAGTAATTGTTCCAGAGCACTTGAAGCCTAAGCGTGGAAGAAAACCAAAAGGGGCTAACAAAGTTCTTGACAAGTATCGTAAAGAGTTTAATAATGCACAGTATCAACAGATTGTAAGCATGTTGAAAAAACTTCTTGTTGACGGTGAAACAGAGATTGATATAAAATTTGCTGCGTTCCATCTCCCGCCTGTATGGTGGCCTGCGTGTGAGCGTACAAGCAGAGGTGGACATAACAATAATTTCTTCTACCCGTTGACAAGAACATTCAGAGTTGTTAAGATGTTGAAAGTGTTCAGTGAACGTGGTATTGTAGATATAACAGAGCAAGAGATTAATTTATTACACAAACAGGCAAAGAAAATGAAGGAGAAATTTGATGTATATGGTGGATAAAGAAAAGGAAGTTGTTGATACATTTGGTTACACTAACCAAGACGGTGATATTGAAAGTGTGCGTTACGATGAAGAAGAAAGACTTGTAGTAATTGATTCTGGTTGGGGCAGCGGATACAATGTATATCCAAAAGATATTCCTAATCTAATCAAGGCTTTGCAACACATGCAAAAATACTTAGTTGACAAAGGTATTATTGAAGAGTAAAATTACGTTTCATTGTTAAAATTTAAGGAGAAAATAAATGGTAAAAGTAACACTACAACGTGTATTGGCTGAGATTAAAAATCTTGAAACTAAACTACCAACAGACATTGCTGCAACAAAATTCGTAGGGGTGAAAGTAGGACAAGGTGTTGATATCCGTCTAGATCAAATGGCTAAAACAGTTGACGGCGACTTGCAGAGCATTGTTGATCGGATGCAGCGACTAGCTCATCTAAAGTCTGTACGCAATTACGCAAATGCTACCACTAAGGTTGTTGTAAACAATATTGCAATGACAATTGACGAAGCTGTTGCGTTGAAAGCTAGTATTCCGATGCGCCAAAACTTAATTAATATGCTCCGTCATCAATTGGCACAAGCAACAGTTCTTGTACAAAAACAGGAGGAAGTTATCCAACAGCGTGTTGAAGCTCAATTGACAGCTTTGAATAGTGGCACAAAGAAAGCCTCAGAACAAGAGATTGAAGCAATTCGTAATCTTGTATCTCCGGGCCTGAAAGCTGAAGTGATTGCTCCAAGAGACTTGCAACAAGTGATTGACAAAATGCAGAAAGAGGTAGATAATATTGTTTTGGAGCTTGATTTCACTCTTTCAGAAGCTAACGCAAAAACCGAAGTGGAAGTAAACTTCTAAAATTAATGAGAGCATTAGCTCTCTTAACAAAACAGATGGTAGCATCAAACAGAAATATAACACGTCTATGGTAGGCAGACGGAAAAGCCTACTGACATTCATGGTGAATAGAAATGTTTACATATGACCTGAAATCATAATGTACATATATATTAAAAGAGAATGTTAAAGCTGATAGCTGATAGCTAAAAGCTTGTTGATTGAAGTTTGTGATTTAATCTTTATGTTTTAAATCGTATAGCTAAAATCTTGTACAATCTAGCATAAGAATTTTAAAAGGTGGTTGTTATCACCTCATGTTTATAGCTAGTGATGTTATTCGTCTGTTTTGTTAAGAAAGTTGTAATAAGTTTTGGGCTCGTAGCTTAGAGGATAAGCAGCGTGTTTCTACCGCGCCATTACGAAAGTTCGAATCTTTCCGAGTCCGCCAGAATTTAGGAGTAGTGTGAGTTGAGAATAGAATTGCAAGAACCATTTAAATCAAAGTGGCTAAGAGGTTATAAAAGAATTTCAATCAAAGATGGTAAGCAGGACTTTTGAAAGGAATAAAATGTATCTACGATATTTTCTGTACTTGATGGGCGATTCGTTGGTAACAATCATTGGATTGATTCTAGCCCCAATCCTTCCATTGTTTGCTACAAAAGAACAAAAATTACCTAAATGGCTTGTTTGGTTTGATACCCCTGATAACACCCTAGATGGTGATGATGGATGGAAGAATGAGCATTTATTGTTCTTAAACTGTAAGGGTGATAACCTAGATTTCATTCGTATTTACCTGAAACGTGTTTGTTGGCTGTTACGTAACACAGGATATGGTTTTAGTCATTCTGTT